GAATTTTATAGGAAAAAGGTGAAAAATGTGTAGTAAAAAAATTTAAAAAAAAAAAAAAAAAAAAAAAAATAAAAGAGCAAGAACACCGAACCTGACAAGGGGTCAAAGTGGGTTTTGAGGCCCCCTAACGAAAAGGGGAGTCAGAGGGGGTTCGCCGTAAGTCGTTCATTTTGAACCACTTGACCCCAATCCGGCAGGGTAGGAGGCGGGTAGGAACCGGGCAGAAACTGGATAGTATTCGGTTAGAATCTGTAGGATACAGGTAATATTATAACGTTGGCGCATTGTTTTGTCGCATCTTTAATAAAATAATGGTAGCAATGATTATAATATTATAGTGGCTGCGCCATTGTGTGCATCTACTGGACGGAATGAGCCCTAGAATGCCCCTAGGATTAACAGAATGGAGTTATAGAGAGAGTTATTTGCGAGGAAAGGGAGAAGTAAGGCAGCGCCCGTGAAGTCGGCTGTGCGAGGCGCCTATCGAGACTTTCGCTATGAGGCGAAACTAACGGAAGTTACTTATAATATTAATTTGTGCAGTAAGCAATAGGACTTCAGGTATCCTGAACTTCGCACAATTGGACAGTGCAGTAAGCGATTACTGTATGTGCGAGGGGAATTTCACCCCTTTCCTATCATGTTGTATGCGATTGTTGCGTAGATTCCAGAACAGAATCCAATGAGATAGATTGCCCAAAAGAAAGTATGCTTCGCGCGTTCAGTCCACATTAGTTATACCTCAATTATGGTTGTGGGGCCGATGTTCTGGCCCCACTTCCGTTAGTGTTACTGAGCCTGAGCAGCCATCGCCAGAAGTGCGGCAACCTGCTTGCGCGCGGTATCTTCCGGAATACCCAGGCGGATGTAATCGCGCACCATACGCTCCTGAATTTCCTCGGGCGAAACTTCCGAAGGACGATACGGCAGTAGCGCAGCCTGATACGCATTGCTGCGCGAATTGGCCTTGAGATTATCGTTGACCAATGCAACCACTGACCACTTTTTCTCAGCGATTACAGCATTAGCCTCCGCCTCATTATCACAGACCTTGTATTCAAAGGTCTTTTCGATTTTCTCGCCGGCCTGCGCGTGGCCTTCAGGGATAGCGAAAGTAAACTTGCCAGTCTTTGTCTGCATTTGAGTGTCCTTAGTAGTGGGCAACATCGCCCCTAACAGAAACGAGTGTATCACAGTGCCGTGCGCGTGTCAAGTGGTTTCTTGCCCCTACCTCCGATTTTCTTTGGCCCCTTGCCACTTGCCCGACAACCATATATAAAGCATACGCGATGCCATGTTCTCAGGCTCATAATATTATGTCAGGATGTGCAGTGATGTATAGTATTGTGAATGGGCACTGACACTATCTGTCACCATGAGTGACACAATGTGGCAAGTCCTTTATTCTCAAGGGTTTACAGGTGACACTCTATGTCACGTCATAATGCGAGGCTATGTATAGCTATGTGTAATTGTGAACGTATGTTTGAATTTCTGTGTATTTATATGCAACATGTGCACATCATTGCCCATAGGTTCCTTCACACCCCCATACACGCCTGCACGTAGAGTCTCATATGTGCACATTTCTGCGGGGATATAGCAATCAACTGACATGGGAAAGATATATGGGTCCCCTTTTATAACTACCCTGATATTTCCTGGGAAAAATAAAATAACCATCGAATAATTTGACTTTCAGTCTGGACTATGGTAGTCTGACGCTGGCATTTTCTCGACTGAAAAGTCAAACAATATTTCAAGGATACATCATGTCAGCAACCGTTACAGTCACCGGAACAGTTGGACCCGGTAATACACTAACTGCTGGTGTATTCACTGGTGTCTCTGAGTTCACTATTAATGCTGAAACGAATATGCTCTATTTCACACAGCCGAATGCGCAGGGTAATACTCGTAAGGAAGTGAGTGTTAACGCTGCGACTACGGTTACTGCTACTAAGTCCGGAACGACCTGGACTCTTACTATCAGCTAATGGCTAACATAGAAATCGACCCCGTAACTGGGGCTCCGATTATTAAAAACATAGCTGACCCTACTCCTGCTAATCCCATTATGCCTGTAGTGGCTATGCCTACAGCTTCGCCGGGATTAACTCCTATCACTCCCATTCCACTACCCACTCCACCTGTTAAGCCAGCCACTACACCAGTTCAGCCATCACCAGCATTAGCAAAAGTGTTGGAACACAATGCAAGGATAATGGCTGATGCAACTGTAGGTGATGGAGATGATAAGCATGTCTCCACACTATACCCTGGCATTCAACAGGCATTACGTGAGGGCGGGGGAGATACTCAGCAACAGGCTCAGACTTTCGCTAAAATTAAGGAACTACTCCAGGATTGGAGCGAACAGTAATGGGTATGGGAATAGTTTCGGATAAGGAATTTGATTCAGCCCTTACGGATTGTGTCAATCCTAAACCGAAGTCTATTCCCGTAGCTCAAATAGTTGACATTACTAGACCAGGTCGTAAAGAGGGTGACGTTAATGTTCCTGATTCTTTACGACAAATCATTGGTGAAACTAGTGTAACTGATGGAAGACAAGAGGCAGTAGCACTAGCTAAGAACTTCGGTATATCTCCCTCAGCTGCGTCAGCATATGCTCATGGTGCTACATCCACAGCATCATATGATGAGCAACCCAATAGAAATACAATCGTTAGTGCGAAAGAACGTATAGCTAAGCGTGCGCGTGCGAAGCTTATGCTCGCCTTAACTAATCTAACTCCTGATAAATTAGCATCAGCTAAAGCTCGTGACATAGCAGGCATAGCCCGGGATATGTCACAAGTAATTAAGAATGTAGAACCTGAACAAGCTAACGGTGTTGGTGGAGTTAATACAGGTGGTGGTCCAGCATTTGTATTCTATGCTCCACAGCAACGCGAGGAATCAACGTATCAAGTGATACAGGCTAAGGATTAATGACGGCAATGGAGCAAGTAGAATTCACTAAGTGGCTCATCACCCTAGGGGTAGGAGGCATACTTGCTGGATTCATGTTCATGTTTTATAGGAAGGATGTAAAACAATTTACTGAATTATGGCGAACCACTGCTGAATTACTAATGAATGTTATCAAAGAAAATACTGCTGCACAAGTTAAAAATAGTGAAAGTAATTATCGACTCATTTCATTACTCGAAAACGTAGAGCGTAATCAGCTCCGTAAAGAAGATATCAATAATATGGTTGATAGACATCTTAAAGAATCTGTTAGATGGGAAGAATACAAACCTGGAGACGGAGATAGAAAGTAATGGCATACACTAAAACAATCCCCGTCGGTAGACCGTTTACGATGGATACTGGAACTGTGTATGCCTTACCGTCTGGTAATTGGGCATTTACAGACCAGGGTGCTGGCACGATTCAATGGTCTAATGACCAATCAACATGGGCTGCTGCTACTTCACCCGTATCTGCTGCATGGATTCGTAGTGATGGTGGAGCCTCAATCATTACAATCAATCATGCGTAAACTATTCGCTTCGCTCATTGTAGTCTTACTATTTGCCTCCGTATGTGGGGCGCAGACTCCACCTACAGGTATTGTCAAACTACAATATGCATTAGATAAGATTAGCTTTCAGCATGACAATGGAGTGAATGCTGACTTAGCTACACTAATGCTTTACAAACTTTACATGAATGGCTCTGTAACTACATTAAGTGGAGTCAAATGTATAGGAACAGCGAAGCCATGGAATTGTGAAGCTCCTGCTCCACTGTTTGTAGTGGGTAACAATCTACTTGAAATAACAGTTACACCTAGCACAACTGACGGTGAGAGTCCTAAGTCTACTCAACTCGTTGTGTTCTATGGTGTATCACAGAAAGAAATCGTTACTAATACTGAGAGTCAATCAGTAATTAAATGTCGTCCAGGGTCGTATGAAATGTTACGATTCATTGACGCTACTAAGATAATGCCAGCAGTAAATGCGGCAACTAAGCACGTGGCCTATATGTTCGCTACTTCTAATGCAGTGTATGCTATCATCTGCACATTGTTAGAACCAGGCACATAACATGAAGGCCGAGGTAAACGTTCACATTCATCATCACACAGTTGATACTGAACGTCTCGAACGTCAGTTATCAACTATTCTCACAACCCTAGCTAGGATGGAGCAGACAATGGCAAAGAGTGCAGAAGTTCAGGCAATGGAAGATGCGGTGACTACCGCTCTCAACGATATCACCACCGATATTCAGACCCTGCTTACGCGTAGCACTGGTCTGAGCGATGAAGATAAGGCGGCACTTACTAGTGTTGCTGAGAAGGCTGCGGCTGTCGCTAAGATTTTCGATAGCGGTAGCACTCCCGTCTAGTCAATTCTAACCCCTTAGATATTGATTAAACGGATTGGGGTGGTATCTATGGGAGTAGGTATCACCCCACTCTTAGGCCCACTATAGCCCAGCTAGTTAAAGGAGAGTTATGGGAAATACGTTTGAACAAGTAACAGATGAAGCAACGACTGATGCTTTCGTTGTTGTTAAGAAAGCTACTATCAATGATTCATGGACTATTCATCCATCAGTATTTCCAACAGAAGCCGCTGCTACACAGGCTGCGCAGGCATTAGTTGGTAATCCTGATAATTACGCTAAGGCACGAGTAATGCTTCCAGAGGGTGCATTATTCAAGGACGTAGAGTAATCACTAGCAATGGCATTTGATAAGGGTTTTTGGAAACCCAATATTAAACAAGACCCATTTCTCGCGGTCCCTAATTCCGTATTCGAGGCATTCTACGGTGGGGGCGCAGGTTCTGGTAAGTCTGACGTATTATTAGTATATGGTGTTAGTAGGCGGTGGCATGAAAACCCTAGATTCAAACAGGTTTTCATGCGCCGCACTTATCCCGAACTAAAGAATGAAATCATTCCCCGTTCGCGGGAGTTATATACAAAACTAGGAGCTACATTTAATAAAACTGATATGTGCTGGACATTTCCGCGTCCAGACGAAATGGGCGGAACTGGTATTAGAACTGGTGCTAATATTTTCCTCGGTCATTGTGAGAACGAAGATGATGTTCACAAATATGACTCGATGGAAATTAATCTATTCTCTCCTGACGAATTAACTTCCTATACTGAATATATTTACATCTATATTGCTTTCACTCGTGTCCGAACTAGTGACCCCACATTACCTGCTATCGTTCGTGCAGCAGGAATGCCAGGAGGTATTGGACATACATTCGTAAAGAAACGTTTTGTTGCACCATACCCTGAAGGCGGGGTAATCATTGAGGGTAAAGGTGGAATTAAACGTATATACATTCATGCGACTGTAGCCGATAACCCTCATGCTGACCCAGAATACGCTAAGAGATTAGATGGTATTCCGTCGGAGGCTGAGCGTAAGGCAAAGAAGTTTGGAGATTGGGATGCTTATCAGGGTCAAGTATTTGATGAGTTTCGTGACCATAAATTTCCTGACGAACCTGATAACGCCTTACATGTGGTGGAACCGTTTGAGATTCCAACATGGTGGCCGAAGTTTATCGTAATAGATTGGGGATTCGCTGCGATGGCATACGTTGCCTTCTACGCAGTATCACCCAATAAGCGTCTTTACCTCTATCGTGAGTTTGGATGGTTAAAGACAAAGATTGAAGAATGGGCTCCCGTAGTTAAAGATTATTGCGAGCGCGAGGAACCTAAAGTAGTTAAAGTATGTAAGTCAGCGGGTCAAGACCGTGGACAAGAACATACAATTCAGCAACAAATCGAAACAACACTCGGACGACAGGTCGAGTTATCAAATAATTCACCGGGGTCTAGAGTTGCCGGAAAGATGCTATTACATGAATATTTCCGATGGAAACCAAAGCAGGTCATTCCATCGAATGAGATGCC